CTGCATAGGATATATCACGGTAGTCAAGAAGTGTTGGTAGGCGTCAAGTAGTTCACTTCTACCACCCAACTGACCTTCGGTTTTGATACCTAATAACATAGGAGAAGTGATTCGGTGACCAGTCAAAATCTTTTGAGTCACCATATCGTTTACTGTTGTGTAATAACCATCAGCGCCATTTTGTGGGATTGGTACAATCTCTGGCATTTGGTCTCTATTTGCCACATCCATATACATTAGAGAACCTGCATTGTCCGTGCCTGAGTATGCAGCTGACAACATTCTTTCGATAGCATTTCTTTCCTCTTCATCAGCATCCGTAAAGGTTGTGATAGCGAGTGAAGGTGCAAGACCATTCTTCAAGTTATTATTATGGAAGTTATCTACCTGAACATCCAACTCGATAGTTTTTAACGAACCCATATAATCTGGTAATGGATAGTAGTCCAAGCCAGTTGTGTAAGGCTTGAAGTAAACAAGTTGTGATGGTTGAGTTCTATCTCTTTGAGAGAACTTTGGTAGATAAGGAATATCTTTTTTATTAGGAACGATTGACCTTGATTTAGCCCAATCTCTCCATACATAGTATCCAGGAACATTACCTCGTTCATCCATCTTATGTGCTCTGACATAAGAGAAATCAACGTGATAGACTTCAGCAATCTTTGTTCTATCGTTAGACCAAATAACCTCAAGAGCAAATCCTCCGTAGAGAACTCTATCTAAAGCTACTTTGGTGAAGATGTCGTTCCAAGTTTCACCTTCTTTGTTTGCGAGTTCTAATAACCCTTCATCAAGACCTGTAAGACCTTGACCTACGACTGCTTGGTGTTTTGCATTAACTGCAGTAGCATGAACGGATGACTTATGGTAATACTCAATAAGTTGCTGTGGGAACTTGTTATCTTGTCCAAAATAGACAACATCCCCTTTATCATCCTCAAATACCATCCCATCCGGATAATAATACTCTCCGTATTTGGGAATGATAGTAAACTTGTGTTTTTTCTTTTCCATATATCTTATCCGTTATATACTACATAAGCTGCGTTTTCATTAGCAGAAGTATACATTGTCCTACTGATGCTCTCTGAAACGAACGCTGTTGTTGTCAATATACCGTTGCCCGTAGTTGTAGGTAGACCTGGTACTGATGACCAATAACTACCCATTTGTGCCCATTTTCTTGGTTCAGTTCCATAAACTGAAATAGCTACAACGGTTTCATCCCAATCGTAGGTTTCAAGTTCCCAGTTTACATCTTCTAAATCCCATATAGGTGACACATCAGTTATGGGGTAAACATTTACATCATAACTACCACCCTTCAACGGAACTGATGATTTGTTTGTACCTAATACATACGAACCTGTTACATCAACTTCTAAAGAGAACCATCTATCATTTCTACTACCAGTTCCTTGGGCAAAGAACGAGTCTTTAGTAAATCTATCAGTAAACTTTAAAACGAATCCAGTACCATCAGCATATGAGCCACTTGGTGTGAATGTCGTAGTATTTGATGAAGATGCGTATAGGTAAATCATTAAGTTCCTTACTAAATAGTAATAAGAGGGAGTCCGAAGACCCCCTCTATTACATTATATAAATCTTAGCCTACGCTGATACCCGATAGGACACCGGCCAACGATGAACCCGAAAGTTCACTAGCTGGCTCTGGCTCTTGACCTGTAAAGGTAAGAGTGTATCCATTGAGGTCACCGAAAGCAGTACCGCTCTGGCCTTGTCCACCACTCAATGACAATCCACGAGTCTGACCTAACAAGAAGAATACGCCAACACCATCTTCAGAACCATTGTTGGTTTCAACAACCATTCTGATATCTGGGTTTTTAGCGAGAACTCTAACCTTGTTACGAGTCGCAGATTGAAGTTTGTGGAATGGCGCGTTTACAGTTTGCTCATAGAAAATAGTGCCGTTCTCTACGTTTGAGTTGATTGCCTCGGTGAAATCACCTGTTTGGCGTGTTAACTCGAACTTGTAGAGAGTACCGTCACCAGTAATCGTATCAATCAAACCGGTCGTACCACTCGTTGAACTAATAGAACCAGAGAGGATATAGATGTTCTTTAATCCACCGGTGTTATCTCTACACCCTAAAGTGAATCCTGATGTAATATCACAAGTACTCATATCTTATCTCCTTTTATTATATTCAACTATGATTAGGCCAAATCGTTAGATACCCAGAACTCTGGATAAGCAATGTTCATACCCATTTTGGTAACAACTCTGTGCTTCAACTTATCATCGTTGATGTCGTACCACAACTGGAAGTTAGATACATCAGACAACAAGTCAGTACCGATTACTAACTGCTTAGAAGGACCCATAACGATACGGTTAGAGCCTTGAAGACCGATAGTACCTACGATAGTCAAGTTTGGAGTAAATGGATGTTGAACACTCATATAGTTACCACGAGCAGCAACTGCGTTCATATCGAAGTGGTAGTTGTTTTCGTTACGCAACCAAGTCAAGTACTTACGGAAGTTAGTGATTGACATAAATGCAACCAAGTCTTCTCTATCTTGAACATCAGCAGCCAAGTTTTCTAACAACAAGTCGATTTGGTCACCAGCGTTAGCTGAACTTGGAGTTTCGATACCTGCAGCAGGAACGACAACACCTGAAGTTGAACCAGAGATGATAACTTTCAAACCATCAACACAGTCACCAGCACCAGTAGTAGCACCCCAGATGAACTGGTCGTTAGCTTTCTGGAAGCCAGAAACGATTTGTGAAGAATACTCTTGAACCAAAGTAAATGACTCGTTGTAAGAACCGTTAGGTTGCATTACACCGATGTACTTGGTGTCAAGGTCACGAAGACACAATCCATCGTGAGAAGAACGCTGACATACTTCGATGTCACGTTGAGCAAATGAAGCAGTACCTGCCAATGCAGTTACACAACCACGACCATCTACGATGTCAAGGTCTACTTCAAATAAGTTAATAGGTTCTTTGTACTTTACGCCTTCTTTTACAGTAGCGAACTCAACAGTAGAACCTTCCATAATAGCTTTTACGAACAACTCACCGGCTGTTTCGTTGTTAAAAGCGTCTAATGTAGCAATATCAAATGCCATAATAATACCTCTTTTTTATTAGTTTTTACCTGTTTTGAGGGCAATCATTCTCTCTACCATAGCGGAGTTACGAGAAGGAGTTTCCTCTTTTTTGAACTTGCTGGATTTTCCAGCGATAGTTTTTTCGGCAGCTGGAGCTGATGCAAAACCTTCGAACTTGGCTTCCATAGCTGCCATACGCTCTTCGTATTTTTTCATCATTTCACCTACTGCTTCCGATACTGCTTCTGCAACTGCAACCACTACTTCTTCTGAAATAGCTTCTTCAACTACATCGGCAACCTCTTCACCAACTGCTTCAGCAACTTCTTCAGCTACTGCTTCAACTGGTGTTTCTGGCATTTCACCTTCTTCTGCCATCTCTTCTTCAGAGAGTGCAGATTCAACTACTGCTTCTTCCTCGGCAACTTCTGCTGGTTCAGACTCTTTGATAGCTTCAACTTTACCATCAGCCGTTACGATAGTGATACCACCCTCAAGAGCGTGTTCACCATCCGGTGCTGGTACTTGACCATCAGCAGTCACAACAAAAACAGCAAGACCTTGTGCTAGTTCATCACCCTCATAAGCAAGGGTTAGTTCACCATCAGCTGTCTTTACTTCGCCAAAGGATAGTTCAGCAGGAGCATCAACAAGATTGAAATGCTTCTTTACTAAATCTTTGATTGAACTCATAATCAAATCCTTTTTTTAGTTTGTTTAACAATCTGAATAAGAACGAACCCAATAACCTCATATCCTTCCGCAGAAGGGGGTATCTCGGTATCTGGCACCCGTTCGCCATTCTTTCACATATAACTATTGAAAACTACCTTGTTCCGTTTTATTCAGAAGTTCATCAATAAAGAATCCCTCAACTGAAAATCCCTTCACAAGACCAGTCTTCACATAGTCATCCCAAACTTCCTTGTTCTTCACTTTTACCATGCCGTACCAAGTTCCTTTAGGATACTTTTCCCCATTAGAGTAAATCAATGACTTATCTCTTGATGGGTCTGATACAATCCAACTCTCAACAACGAAGACATTGTTCAATGCAAGTTCTTCGGAATGTTCCAAGTTAGTGTTATCAGTATATTTGTTTTGCATATACTTGTATGCAATCTTTTCAATAGTTTCTTCAGAGAAATACACGAAGTATTCTCCGTTCATCTCATCATAACGATAGATGAGTTTGTTTGGAATCATTAGTGGGCCAGCAACAATCTGCTTATCAGCAAACTCTTGTTTACTAAACTGCGTACCGATTGCGTTAGGGCCTAACAAACGACCAAGTAGAGATTCCGTATCTACATCGCCTGTGTTTTGTCTTTCTGATGATTGAGCAACTACTTTATTTGAGTCAACCCATTTACCATCTACTAAAGAATAGTTTACAGCTACCCAACTATGTCTGCAGTTCACACCACCCACATAGTTAAAGATATCGTATTGGTTTACACCACTTGGGCCAAATCCTTCATTGACTCCAGCAATACTCATATTGTTGATGTCCTCTTTACGGAACACCTTACCTCTACGAGTATAACGAGTCATCAATACACGACAAAAGTCTCTATTCTTATTATCAACAGGACCTTCGTATTTGTAACGGATTCGTGTCGTAGGTGTGTCTAAAAAACTAGCGTCTTTCTCTCCACCTGCTTTAATGCCTGAAGTGTTTACTCTATTAGCAAACTCTTCTTGTGAGAATAACACATCATCTTGTGCAACTGAATCAAGGTATGACAATACACCCTCAAGTGTATTGTCATACCTTGATTCAGTTGCACAAGA